CTGTAAGTGATGAAGCATATACAAATGCTTCTAGAGCAAAGTTTGCTGTACCAAAACCAAAGTCTTCTGAAGTTTCAATACCAATAAAGTCACCAGTACCATCAAGTTCTAGTGATGCTGTACCAAATTTCTTAATTGAAGTGTCAAGTCTAGCGTCAGCATTAGGAGTCAGAGTCTTACCTGTCTCTAGTGCTGTAGTAAATTGTCCTTCACCTTTTCCTGTTAGGTATATGTAATTACCATCATTTGATGCGATGTTACCATAACCTACCGCTTTCTTATATGTGACATTACCAGATGTATTACCTGCTGTGAGAGCAAAGGTAAATGTATCAACTGTCGGTGCTCCTGTTACCTGATAATAACCATCAGTAGCACTGCCAGAAATAAAGTCACAGTATACGCGGTCATTCGTAGATAAACCATGAGCAGCCCTCGTTACTGTTACAACGTTACTGGATAAAGCGTATGTACCAGATCTAAATTGATTCTCTAGTTCATATACTTGCTCGGAAGCATCAAAGCTACCAGATACACCTGATAGTTTTAATCTTACCTGTCCAGATCCATGTTTTCCTGTGGCACCCTGTATACCTTTGATACCTTCGTTAGCGAAGTATATAAAGGAGTTCTGCCACTCACAACGAACACCATTAGTTAATAGTATACCAATAGAGTTTGGTACGATGAATGTACATTCGTTGAATAATATAGATGTCTCTAGTGTGTTTGCGTTAGCAATAGCACCATCTAATTTAGCACCACGACCCGCATCACCTGCGTCATATCCATATGGGTCACTAGCAGATGTTGTTGATCCTTTGTTTAATACTGTTACTCTTTGTATATAAGCACTTCTTTCTGAATTCCAATCGTTAGCACCAACGAAGGCATAACCTGTATCGTTGCCACTGTTATAGAACATGTCCTTAACAGTCAGTTCTGATACGGTGGTGTCACCGTTCATGATGAAACAGTCAAGGTCGTTTGTTGCTGTTGTGGGGTATATATTTGTTGCTCTTAAACCTGCTCCTCTAACTGCCACTCCGTCTGGAACTGTTAGTGGAAATTCTTCTTGGTATTCACCAGCTGCTACGTTAACTGTATCTCCAGATGTAGCAGCAGCTAAGGCATACTTAAGTGTTAGGAATGGAGTTGAGGAATGTCTACCTCTAGCACCGCCTCCTAATAGAGAAGCAGCGTTAGTACCAGTTTTAGCTACGAATAGATGATTACTAGGACCATTAGTAATATCAGACGCTAGCATAGACGCAGTAACACTAGCAGTGTTTGGTGCTGCGTTACCTATCTCTACGATAGAACCTGAATTGTTAACAAAGAGTTTCTTATCCGCAATATTAATTGCGACTTCCTTATCGACTAGATCGGTATTAGTCGGTGTCGCGTTCGGGGTTGTCGAGCTCTTTAGTTTGATCCTCGTTGCCATTTATAGCATTCTCTGATGATTGATCTTGGTTAATAGTATTTAACTGGTTTTGTAAGTCCAGTGTTTTCGCTTCAAGCATGATGTTAGCGAGTGTCAGTTCAGAAACTTTACGTTGTAATGTAGCAATGATAATGTTGATGTCCATAATAATATCAGTGTTAGAAGACACCTCCATCTAGGGTGTCTGTCCAAACAGGAACGCCTAATGATGTTACTGTCAAGACTTGGAAAGAAGTTGTTGCGTCACTTCCTGTGCCAGGTGATGCTATGTTAGCAGCAGCAGTTACCTGCATCGCAGAAGAACCATTACCGTAAGGAACACCATATTGAGTAAAGGTTGAAACACCTGTACCACCATATTGGACTTCGAGATCAGTATCAAGTTCAAGATCTCCTAAAACAACAGTACCACGATTACCTGTTACTCCGAACACGGTAGCAGTGTCTGTAGCATTTTCAATGAATGTCCAAGCACCTGCTCCATCAGCACCGCCTGTACGATCATATCCAAAGAAACCAAACTGAGCAGCACTACCTGTATGGTAGTGTACCTTCACACCTCTATCTAGGCCATCACTAGCATCCCTAGTTGCAGTAAGAGCTCCACCTGAATCAATATTTCCAGTGATTGCTTGGTCTAAAGTAATCTGCTTTAGTCCAGTATTGATAGAAGCAATAGATGTTGAGTTTGCTATGTTTGTTCCAGTAATATCATCACCAACGTTTAGTCCTGTTACTCTGTCCACAGTTAGAACTGTAGCACCTGAAGTAGCAGATGCTGTCAATGATAGAGCAGTTGTAGGATCACCTAATTCAATAGTAGGATCGTTAACGCTCATTGAAGCACTGTTAACAGTTGTTGTAGTACCATCAATCTGTAGGTCACCTTTGATGATAACCAAACCTTCTGAATCATTACCAGCTGGGAATGGGTCAATGATCATCTCTGTACCAGAAGTAGTTTCGATTCTATTAGCATCGAACTTTAACTGGTCAATAGTCAACTCTCCAGTTATGTTCTGAGTAGCGTTGATTGTTTGTGTGCCTTGGAACTCAACTCCAGCAGCAAATGTAACTGTTGAGTTAACAGTCATGGTATCTGTGTTAGCAGTACCAATCGTTACGTCATCATCTACAACTAAGTCTTTGATCCATGCTTTAGCACCAACTGCTAAACCACCTGATACCATTACAGCAGCAGTCGTGGAGTTAGACGCTGTAGTAGTGTCAGCAAATGTTACTTGAACACCTGTGTCATACTGCTGATCAGCACCAGCCCATCTTAGTTTGTCTGTTGTTGTTTCATCATAATATACACGTGCGTCGTTTCCTGTACCGAACTTTAGGGGGATATCGTCCTGTATAAGAACTGAAGCAGCAGCATTACCACCTGCGACACGTCTGAGTTGTAAGTCACCATCAGAGTCGTTCCAGACTAGCTCAAGGTCTCCAGTGGTTCCGAATTCTACTTCTTGCCCATCTTGGAATACAACTTTACCAGCTCCGTTAGCACCTATGATTAGGTCTGCGTCTGTTGTACTTGTGTCAATTACGTTCGCATTGATCTGAACGTCATCAACCAAGAGTTGATCTATTTTACTATTACTATCTACAATTATTGAAGAATCTGCGGTCAGTGTACCATGTACCTGATCCATCATGTCAGTGAAATACTTACCACCTACTACCTGAGCAGCTGATGAGTTGTCTCCGACAAATATTCTATCTCCTAGGTTAGCCTGTGTACCTGCTCCTACGGTCAGTGCCAATTCACCAAATTCAATGGTACCTGGTGCTGCTGTTCCCGTACTTCTTTTGATCAGTAGCTTTGATGCCATTAGAATGTACCCCCGTTAATCGTTATGTTGTTTAATACTGTTGTTGGAATAAATTTAGCAACGGCTGAGCTATACATTAATACTCCTCCGTCTTGTAAACCGCCTGAACTTGTGTCTGTTAAGTCAACGTCGGCTAAGGCACCAACGTTACCTCCTCCACCGCCAGTGGCGACGCGAGTAACTCTTGGAACCGATTGATCTCCAAATCTTAATCTAGCCATTTAAAGTGTGACCCCCTCAAGAACACTAACTGTACCTTCTAATACTCTTGTCTTCAGACCAGAACTAGAAGTTATTACTACATCATATACATACCGTCCAGATTTCATTGCGGTTGTTTGGACAGCATTTAGTGAAAGTTGTACCCTACCTGCTGTTACAGGTGTCATGACTGCTGCTGTCACTGTCACAGAAGAACTACTTGTATAATGCTTCTTAATAAGTGAGTTTACGGTGTAACCAGTCAGATCAAATTCAGTACCGTTATCGTTCTCGACTGAGAAGTCGATATTGAAGTCGGAACCTTGATAGATCAATAAATTGGATACCGCAGATGCCATGGTATAGAATTTCCCTAAAGAGTATTTATCTCAATGTTATTTATCGCTTTTTTCGACTAGAACTTGAAGCATAGACTTGAGTTCTGTAATCTCATCTTTAAGATCTAGAACTTCGTCTCTCTTCTTGCTAGCTTCGACACGTGCTTTGATGTAAGCCTCATAGGCAACCTTGTCTGTATTGACAATAGCATTGCTATTTGGATCTCTTCCTAGGTGTTTATGATCTTCGACTTTTATTAACCCTTTCTCGTCTCGTGGATCTATATCTCTACGAGCATTGATTTCTTTTTCTCGTTCTCTGGCTCTCGCCTCAAAGTCTTCCATTATGCTAAGGCAATGATTCTTAGGTCTTTGACTCTTGGAATGTAAGGTTGATTGTAGTTCTTAAGGACTATCTTAAGTTGGAATCCATCATATGCAGGAGCGTCGTCTAGAGTATACTCATAATCTCCGAAGACAAATGGGTCATTTTGGGGAACCATTTTGCCACTATCGGGACGACCATCTGTGTTAAAGAACTCAAAGTTCAAATCATCAGCGTCACCAGTATAACCTACTGGGACTAACTTATACATTACCTGTATCTCGGAGAACTCAAAGTTGTTAGCAGCCATTGCCACTTTGACACCAGTAGCGGAGTTATCCAATCTAGCGAGTCTAGTGATGTATATAGCAGCGTTTTCATCACCCACTCCTGCTGTAGGAGTAGCGTTATTGATGAGGTTCGCAGTTGTTGTAACACTCATACGTTGAGTATCTACAACTGGAGATAGGTGTGTAGAGTCAGAGAAGAAGTTTAACTCTAAGTCAAGAGACTTACCACCTGACATGTTACTAATTTCATTTTGCTTAGAAGCAATAACCTTAGTAGCAAGGAAATAGTTGATATCATTGAGTGTGATATCTCTAAAAGTAGTGTCTTTAACGAATGAAGTTTCAGCACCATATCCTGTTGGGAAAGGTCCTGCAGATGTACCGCTAGTTCCTAACGCTCTAGTATTGATACTACAGCCAGGTTGTGCTTGAACTTGTATAGCAGGTGTAAGAACGTCCCAAGGAATATTCTGTGAGATAGTAACGTTGTCACCACCAGCAGTCAATGTCTTGTGTGCTTTAACGCCTGTTATGTTAAGTCTATATTTGTGAGGACTATTTAATGTGGTTAATCCACCAAATGTAGAAGTATGATGTGTACCATTAATCTTTGTGAGAGGTATACCAGCTAAGTTATAGCATTCTACAGTCGCATTGATTAAATGAGATGTTCCAGTAGCAGCACCTGAGTTAGTTACTGGATCCCAATTTCTACCACTTACTGAACCCGCATTATGACCTACGATGTCAACAACCCAATCAGGAGATCCAGTGTTGATTTTCTCGTAAGCAATAATCTCATCACCAATCTTGAGGAAACCAGGATTAGTGTTGGATACAGCTGGAGCAGCGTTGCCAGGTCCGATGTTGTTTGAAGCAGCACTCAAGCTAGATGCCTGACTAGCATTACCACCAATACAAACATGGAAGTTAGCTGCCTCGTTCAGGGTTATCTGTGAGACACCTGAATCAGCAAGAGCAACTTTAAGTGATGTATCACCAACCTCTGACTTGACACCATCTACTACAACATAGTTGAGTGATGATTGCATACCGTGGTTGCTGTGGAATACGTCAATATATGTGTTATCGTTTGTCGTCGCAATAGCGTTTGGTAGAGCATTAATGAATCCACCGTTGTTCTCTTCTAGTGTTGCGTTGTTTAGAATCAACTTAGACTGGTTGAGAGTTGTAGGTAGAGTAAAGTCTGCTCTGTAAATCTTGAACATCAAGTCTTCAAACTGTGATGGTGTCCATGTAGATGCGTTCTGTGATTTGAATAGAACACCGATGTAAGGTTGCTCAGAGATCTTCTCTCCTGCGTGAGCAGCATCAATGGCATCTTCACCTAGAAGTGAGATGAATACCTTATACTGGTTTGAGTCAGATGTCACAACAATAGCATGTTCTTGCTGATGTCCTATGAATACTGGAGACTCAAATGTAAATGTTGTTGGTGTAGAAGCATCTGTTGATGTAACCACATCAGTTGCTTTCTTAATTACCTTAGAGAATGGAACGATAGTCTGTGTAGGTGTACCATTTTCTACAGTACGTATGTCTATAGCTACAGGTATTTCAGTATCTTTCTGTTGGAAGAATAGATCAATCTTAGTTAAGAACACACCACCTTCTAGATTCTCATCCTGTATTAGGAATGTCTGTGCTAGAGGGTCAGACCATAGAGTTCTGTTCTGAGTGAACTTCTGCTCATCAATCTGTGCGTTACGTACAGATATAATAGTCTCTTGTGTAGTCTGTAAGATACCAGTTGCTGCGTATTCTGTCTGTGCTGATGACTCAGATTCACCTTGTACTTGTGAATCATTAGTTGTATCAGATAGACGGAAGATACGTGTACCAGTCTTAAATTTAGGGTTAGTTGCCTTACTAGCATCTGGAATAAAGAATGTACCTTTAAGGAATCCAGATGGGTCTGAGATTAGTTTTCTCTCTTTAACTTTTGCTTTAGCACCTGAACTTTGTCCGACAAGAATCTCATTCGGGATTGGATTGCCAGAATATGCTCCGAGAGCTTGAGCAGCAAGAGCACTGGTATCAAGGTTGATCCAGCCGAGGTTTGCTGTGTAGTCTGAGACCGACGATATATTAACGTTCGTGTATGGGTTCGTCGTGTAGTTATCATTGGGTTCTAATATCCTTAGTGAACATCCAGAAGTAAGACCTTTGACAGTCTCACCAACTTGGAATGGTGTGCTATTTGTCTCTGCGTCATCATTTGGATTCTTTGTCACCTCAAGTAGTTTAGGTGTAACGAATGCCTTGATATCTACTCCATCAAAGAATGGATAGAATCTTGTCTTAGGTTTTAGTTTCTCGCCCTTAAATTCTATGTTTCTAGAACGCATGTTCTGTATATGCTCTACAGATACAACCTTGTTGCCAAGACTTTGCTGTTCTATAACAGGTGTGATCTTATGTCTTACACCTGTTCTTGTTTGATCAGTTCTAATTCTAGTAAATGTCTGAGTTCTTGTTCTACGACGTTTACCCTTACCAGTTGTTACCTGACGTTGCTCTGATACTTTACCTGACCATGTAGTCTGCCATGAACCCCACTGAATAGGTGTAATACCACTTTGATCAGCATTGAACTCACGTAAACTTGTCATGTAGTTACCTTCAACCACAGGACCTTGTATAGCTGCTAGTGACTTAGTGTCTACCCAGTCATCTGAAGCAGGTGTTAATTTGATATCACCAATGAAAGTAAACACGTTGAATGGGTTTACGTTCTCAAGAGCAGAAGCATATGGTTGGTCAACTAATACTATATCTGTGTATGGTAGTGTAATTAGATCACCTGTCTGTTTGATATTCTGTGATGTAGAACTAACGATAAGAGGTAAGTTAGTTGTATAGTGAGCTGGACGTAGATGTCCTTCTTCAAAGTCAACTGACACTCTGTAGTCAGGGTGGAATGTATCACTGGTTGCTAGTGATGCGAAGTTATCAACAATAAATCCATTCTTGAATCTATCCATACCATTAGTATCTCTGACAGCAAAGGTCGCTGTCTCTGCCTCTAGTAATGATAGTTGAGTATAATACTCAAGAGTCTTAATACGAGACTCTAATTGCTGTATATCTCTAAATGTATATCTCTTGTAGTTTGTCTGTGTAATAGTGATGTCTTCATCTATGTCAAACACATATGGTTTAATCTCGACTGTAGCAAGAAGCATAGCGTCATCAGGATCAGCTGGTTCTACAGGTGTCTCTGATGGTTGTCCGTTAATTACAACAATCTTGGCATCATTGTTAATACCTACCTTATCAATTCTACCCAAGTAGTATTCATAGGATAAAATTGTAGTGTCAGCTTGACCAGGTATACCAACAAGGTTACCACTGAATGATCTGTTACTGAAATCAAAGTATTCAGTAGCACTATGTAAGTATGGGTTAGTTCTAGTACCAGTGCTAGAGATAGCATCTGGAACCATAGGTCTAAAGTCTAGACCATTTCTAAGACTGAAGTCTCCAAAGTTAGGAATCTCTTTATAGTCCTCACTGGAATATGAGTCAACACTATAGAATCCATCTCCACTGGTAGTAGAGAATCTATCAAAGATAACTAAGATTCTACGTGTAGGAGCAGCATAACCAGCCTTTCTTACGATTCTAGAATAGTCATAATACTGTTCTCTCTGTCCATTATCTAACTCATAAGATGATGTGATATTGTTACTACCCTGTCTAATTGTTCCTACTGTGATCTTACCAGCTGTTGTAGGAGTAGAGATGTTCTCATCACCTGTAAAGCTGTTGTCATTCAACATGACATAGTATACTGTGGTGCTATTAAATGATACGATCTGTGCTTTGGCACCTGATGAAGCACCTGTTAAGATCTGTCCGATCTCAAGTGTACCTATGAGGTTACTATATCCAAAGTTAGGAATCTCAGGATCACTACTATCTGATGATTCGTAAATTGCTTTGATTCCGAATACGTCAGCACATCCTAGAGATATCTGTTTGTCTTCTAGTCTATGTCCATATCCTGCTGTAGTTTGTGTTAGACCATTTGCTGATGATCCAGATGTATGATCTACTCTCAACACCTTCATGCGTTGGGTGGTTTTCGCCTTTGCTGTTCTATTACTTGAGTAAACTGTGGCTATAACAATAGCAGCTGTCGATCCAGAGTTTAGTCCAGTAATCGAAGCACTAGCGTCGCCAGGTGATGAGGTTGTAGATATACCATTTCCTACTGTTACGGAGTCACCGACATTGGTTCCTGCGGTAACGATGACTTGGAAGTCATCTGCGTCGGTAACGTCTCTGAAGGCAAGGTTGGAACCTGCTGATAGAGAGAACGCTCCCCCTGTGACTGAGACTGCGTAGGATTTTCTGAAGTACCCAAGTGGGGCAACAGCAGAACCAGAAGAATTAGTGGAAGTTGACTTAACAGCATCCTTCGGAATAGGCGATATAAGTGTTCTCTTTTGTGCCTCCCTGATTTGAGGTCTAAGTAGGGTGATGTTACCATTGACTGCTCCATTAGCAATATTGTTCGCTGTGACTCTTTCAATAGTAATCTGTGTAGCACTTGTGATGCCTGTAACTCTAACTTCGTGAGCCAAGTCGTTGTTAGAGAATGCTAAGATGTCATTGACTCTCAACTGAGACACAAAGTTAGACAGTGACGCAGTTAAGGTAGCAGTTGTATTAGAGTTCTGACCTGATAGTACAGGTGCGTTAGCAGATACAGTTGCCTGTAAGTCTAGTAGTATATCAGAAGTGAAACCTGACTTGTATAATGACTTAGCGTCAGTAAACTGAAATACAGATAGTGAACTGATTGTCTGACCAAGAGATGAACTAGGTGCTTCGTCCAAAGCAATAGCTTCTCCAACTTGGAATGTACCAGTAACACCTTCAAATGTAATATTAGAAGCACTACCATTTGTCCTAGAGAATCCAGTAGCACCAGATGTCATACCGACATACTTCTTACCACTTACCATACTAACAGCACCACCTAAGATGATGTTAGTATAGAGATCAACGTCAGCAAGACCTACACGATATACAGTTCCTGTAGTATCTCTAGCACCACTATCAAATGAGAAGGAAAATACTCTAGCATTTCCTATAGCAGTACCAGTAGAAGATCCACCACTAGCAATTTTTCTATTGAATAGTTGTATTGTATCATATAACTGTACACCACCATATAAATTATTAACTCTTACAAAGTTACCAAAGTCAGATGATATTGACTGAGCATCAGCTGCTGTGAATGTTCTTGGTTTTACTACATCCTTAAATGTGTTAGCTAGTTTCTCTGTTCTATATCCTGATACGTATGCTGTACCTGGTGAGATCTGGAATGCTAGATGTTCCTCTACAGGAGTATTACCATCCTGTGTAGTCTGATCAGATGTATATACACCGTTGTTAAATGCGTCGTTGAGGTTCTCTCTTACGTCTATACTAAATCTCTTGACATAGTAGTCTCCAGACTCTTCCTTAGTTCTGGTTGCTAGTACATCATTAATAAATCCTAGATCACTACGTTCTACCTTGTTCTCGATAGCACCAACATTGGTACGTAGTAACTCAATAAAGTCAGCAGAGTTAGGGTCTGCTAGTTGCTTCTTAACCAGAGATAGATTGATTTTAAATCTATCGGCACCTGGTGCTGAGAAGTTTGTACTACCTATAGCATTATCATATAGTGTAGCATCTTCGTCAGCTGTTATAATTCTTTCTTCTACCTTAAGTCCCACCTTATATGATGGGTTGTTTGAATACTGATCAAGTACAAGTGTCTGTTCAGATACAGGTACAAAGTATCCACGAACAAAATATACACCTTTACCAACGTTTGCTGTAGAACCTACTGCTGTACTATTTGAGTTTAGTAACTGAGCGAGAGGTGTACCAGCTACAATAGTAGATGTACTGTATGTTATATCTTCTTCACAAGTTAATATTTCACCAGACTGGAATACACTGGATGTGTTGTCATCTGCCTTGCTTAAGTATGTCACATAGAATGACACATAGCCACGAGTAGATGTAGTAGAACTGATAGAGAAATTAACTCTAGCACGGATGTTTGAAGTGGCACCCTTCACAACCTTGCCATTAAGTGCTTCTCTGTATAACTCTACAGGTAAGTTCAGATAATTATTCTGTACAAGAACGACAGGATAATTTCTATTCAGCGTGATACCGCCAGGTACCACCATACTACCCTCTTTATACACACCTTGACCAAATGTATCAATTTGGTTTTGTAGGAGTGATTGGAGTGTAGTTAGTTCTCTTGCCTGTACTGGAAAGCCAGGTTTAAATAATACCTTTAGAAACCCTTTGTCGTCATCGAAGTCGTCAAAATAGGGAGATATATTTAAGTTCGTATTCTGTGCCATTTAGAATTCAATTACTACTTTTAACTCTTCGTTTTGGTCTGTTGATCTAGTGATCGGGTTCCTATTGTCTATGTAGAGGATCTCTCCAGAGTTGATTTCAACTTCTCCGTTAGCATATCCTTGAATGAATGACAATCCTAATTCATAGACAGATACACCAATAGTGATTTGTGTCAATGGAACAGAAGATGTACCAAAGTTTGAATCAGGTGTAGCAGTGACTATATCAGAAGATGTAATTTCATAGTTACCATTAAATTCAACTATGTTGCCAGATGTGACACCATCATTAGAATCTTGGTAGTATCTCATCACCTTAGTTGTAGAATCATAAGAAACAACATAGCCTTTAGCACCTGTTGTAGTCTGTGTGATTGTTGTGCCAGGTGAGAAAGTTCCACTCGGTGTACCAGTTCCAGACTGAGGGAAGATCAATGCTTTTACAGCAGACCTTGTGTTCTGATCTGAAATAGAGGTAGTGTTGTAATCATATGGATTAAGAACCAATCCAACTCTACGGAATGTAAGGTCAGTTGGGAAGTCTACAAATGCTGTTGATGTTTCTAGTTTAGACGCAAACATAAGACGGTAAGCACCAATCTCTCTTGTAGCATCTGCACCGTGTCCACCGTTAGGTGGAATGATGATATCGAGATCAGCACCCGATCCACCAGAACCGATGTTAGGAACTAATCCTACATCTATTGTTGCGAAACTATAGTTAGAACCTGAGTTAGTAACAGTCACGTTAGTAACAGATCCAGACTCTACAGTCACAGAACAAAATCCTTGAGTACCGCCATTCACTTCCCAGTCACCACGAATAGGTACGTTGGTGTAGGTGTCATTATTATATCCTTGTCCTTGGTTCTCGATAACAACTGTATCAATAGAACCAGGTCCAGCAGCAGCCTGTACTAATGTATTCTCAAGTACAGGGACAAACTCTGTAGTAACAAATTTCAGAATATTATCAGCGTCAATAGTGTACATATACTTCCAACGATACTTGTACTCAGATGAGTCGTTGGTTTCAATAACTGTTGTTGATGTTCCTGTTGGTTCAACCAATGAAGGTCTACCTCTAGGATATGTGGGAGACTGACCGTTATACAAACACTTGTATACGTTAAAGTCAGAGTTCATCACATAGAAGTTTGAGTCATATAAACGAGTAGCACCATTAGCAGTAGTCTTAGACGGACTGTAGTCAGGTTTGTACATTGAATATGTACGACCAGTTCCACCAGTAGTCTCAGTAGGATCTATCCAATCTACTCTGGGTACAACAAGAGAGGTGTCAGTAATATCTACTCTCTTAAACGCAACTGAATCCGCATATGCACTTCTATGATAGGTGAAACTATCAATAGGTTCGTTAGTTGGAGGGGAATCAGGTGAACCCCATGCTTTAGCTCGACCAACAAACAAGTACACTTTATTTGCGTCCGATCCAGAGCTGCCTAAAGTATTACGAAATGCTTCGGCTGCGTAAATTCTAAATTTATCGGTTACAAGTGCCATTAGTATAGGGCTTTATAGGTTATTTATACTGTATACACACGGATAGTTGGAAGTATCTCCATTGTACCCGATGCTGTCAAATTAACTGGTAGTGTTATGGTGTAAGTTGTATCACCTGTGCGGGTGATTTTGTATGTTCCATTTAAGGAATCAGTAGGGTAACTACCAATCGCAGACGTGAATCTGATGAATCTCTCCATACCAGTTTGGAGATAATGATTAGCACCCATTGTTATTGCTACAGATGTGCTTCCAGAAGCAACAAATGTACCTGCTGTAGGAGCGTTGGCATAGCCAGTTCCAAGAGCAGAGCCAGTATTCTTATATCCTCTACCGTTTGTAGTAACGGTAAATGTCTCTGCTGAGTAATCTACAGAACCATATAAGATTCTTTCACAACCCCATATCTGTTCAGCGTTGTTCCAGAAAGGAATTAATAACTCACCGTTAGTTGGGAATCCAACTCCATTACTATAGTATGCGTCAAGAACAGGAATAGTAGCAGTCTGTGTACCGATAGAACCAGTCAACTGTGTACTGTATAAGAATACACCGTTGGAGATTGCTCTGTCACGCTGCGTTCTTTCTAACGCAACTGGATGATATGGTGTCACAGCTGGAGCAGTATTATAATTAGAACCACCCTGTAAGTTGGTGACTCCTATAACTCTACCACTACCTTGCTCAATAATTGTTTCAGCAAATGCTCCAGATCCACCGCCACCACTAAAGATTAGGAATGGGGCAACCTCATAGTTAGAGCCAGGATCAATGATCGTGACTTGTACAACCCTACCAGATACAACAGTAGCCGAGAAGATAGCAACAGTAGGTCTTAGACCTGTATATTCATATGTATCTAAGGAGGAGGAACTCGCTATTGTAGCAAGTCTTCTGATGTCTCCCTCTGACTGTACTTGTAGCAAGTCGCCAGGATCAAGAGCAGAGAATGTATCCTCAGTCACGATGTCAAGATTAGAACCAGTGTAGATGTAGATTAATACTTCACTACCAGCTCTAGGTGCTTCACTAAACTCTAGGATAGATCCATCAAGTGTGTAAGCAACTTCAGGTTCCTGATATACACCGTTCAAGAACATAACAAGGTTGTTAGCAGGTATGACTTCATTAGAATCAGATTCAAGTGAGAAAGGTTGATCGTTCTTCTTAAGGATGAATGTTTTCTTAGTTCCATTCATGAATGGTGCTATTGAATCCATATCCTGTAACTGTCCCACATAGAAGCAGTAGAAGTCCATATTACCTTTAGGTGCTTCAGCAAATTGAATTGTAGAAGGTGTGCCTGAGTAACTATATGATGCTCCTAACTCCTGAATGTGTGAGTTCAAGAATAGTAGGAACCTGTCATTAGCAGGAAGTGTGTATCCAGATCCACCGACTGTAGCAGCAAATCCAGTTGTTGATCCATTGAATGTAACTGTCTGTACTTCAATCTGGAATGAGTTAGCGACTGTACCGCCAACATCAGCAGCATCAACACCAAGTATATCTGTATTCTTATATCCATCTCCACCAGAGACTAGAGTTACACCTGTCACAGCACCTGTAGTCCTTGCTACAGGAGCACTCTGTGTACCAGCTGCTGTTGAAGCAGATCCACCAGTCAGTGACAATGTAGGTGTAGAACTATATCCAGCTCCTGTCTCTTGTACAACTATTCCTTCTAAGTGTCTACCCACAATCGCTGCTGCTGTAGCAGTTGTGGTTATTGTGTCGGCAGCATTCGCAATAATCTCAACAGTGACATCGTTATATCCAAATCCACCTTGATCGACTGTGATACCAGTGACAGCCCCACCACCCACAGTAGCGGTAGCAGAAGCATTGAAACCAGTATTACTGGTGATCTTAACAGTTGGTACGTTGTTGTATCCAACTCCTCCGACGAGTATTCCGATTGATTTGACATAACCCCTTCCTGCTAATTGTGGTACATAGGTTCCTTCTGTAGTTGGTGATCCACCAGAGATAACAACTGTAGGAGCAGTCTCGTATCCATCACCATGATTACCGACTGTACGTGTGATACCATTAAAGTTACCTTGATTCAATGCTGTATATGCTAGATCCATCAAAGTATCAACAGCTGCTTGCTGAGGAGTACATGCTTCTCTAGTTCCATAACCTTGTTTAACAGCACCTGTGGTAGCAGTTAAGAATGTATGTGTATAGTTTCCACCAATAGTAAGAGCATTACTTAGAGATGAGACATATGTGTGTGCTGTACTATTTGTAGATACACCCACATTAATTGTGATTCTATCTATAGAAGAATCTACAATACTTAATGGTTGATCGTATGCTTGATCTTTCTTCTGTTTCAATCCATTTGATGTAGCAGATACGAAAGCATGTGTAGTTGTGTTTGTAGAAGGTACGAAGTCTAATACTCTAACTTTAAATGTATCGTTAGTTACATTCCTAATCCTTAACCATTTGCCACTCACAGCGTCTGTGGAACGTGGATAGGTATGGTTGCTACCATTACCATCCTCAGCACAAGTAAAGGTTAATGAGTCATCGTCAAACTTAACATAGTCACCCTTTCTCATAGAGTGTCCAGATACAGTCACTACCATGTCACCATCAGCAGGTGTATAGACAGCATTTGTAACTGTGTGGTTGATGATGTCAGTTCTAGGATAAGAATGATTAGTTGCGTTACTATCTTCTAGACATGTAAATGTGATGCCTCCATCAGCAATCTTAAGAGTTGTGCCTCTGACATGTAGATTATATGCTACAACTGCCTTGAATGTATGAACAGTTGTGTTAGTTGATGGAGCTGTGTTTAATACTTGTACTTTAAATGTATTTCTTGTTACATCTGTAATAGGTTGCCATAGTTCACTGATAGGATCACTGCCTCTAGGATAAGCATGGTCACTAGCATCATTATCTTCAGTACATGTGAAGATAATTGAGTTGTCATCTATAATAATCTCGTCTGTAGGTGTCAAACCATGATCCTCACAAGTCACAGTCATGATACCTGTAGTAGGATTGTAGTCAGCACTGTCAATAGAGAGTGTTCTCTCAGATCTTAGTCCATGAGGTAAGACTACAGCACCTGTTGAAGCAGATACGAATGTGTGTGTATGTCCACCACCACTTTGGATAGCGTCAGTACCAACATAGCCTGGTTTCCATCTATGCTGTGTGGTGTCAGATGATGTGCCCACGTTCATAGTGATTGTTGTATCACTTACAGCAGTTATAGCGATAGCATCTCCACTAGCAGGATCACCACTTCTAGGATATGTGTGATCTGATGTGTATAGATCAAGTAGACACTGGAAGTTAAGTGAGTTGTCAGTAATAGTAACTGTATCACCTACCTTAAGGATGTGATTACCTATAGTAGCTTCCATTACACCTGAAGATGGATCATATGTCGCATCTGTTACTGTATGGTTAACTAAAGGACTAGGTCCTACGTTGACTGTTATTGTATTACTATCTTTTGCTGTAATCTTGAGTGCCTTATCATAGAATGGATCTTTACCAAATCTAGGATATGTCTTTTGATCGTTGTTACCGTCCATTGAGCATGTGAATGTCAATGAGTTAGGTCTGAACATGATCTCTTCACCTACCACCATGCTGTGTGAACCAATGTTCACTGTCATAGAACCTGTATTAGCATTGTAGGTAGCCGCACTGACGTTGAACTGAGTGTTATAGACTTCCATGTCCATATCACCTGTAGTTGGATCATAAGTAGCACCTGTGATCTGATAATTTACAGTAGGAGACTCTCCGACATATAATGTGATAGTAGTTCCTGTCTTAGAAAGGATAGGAAGTGATTTACGGTATGCCCAGTCAGTAGATCTAGGATATTTGTGGTGTGTCACACTACCATCTTGAGCACACTTGAATGTCAATGACATATCATCAAGTTTAACTCTTGTTCCTACCTCTAGAGTATGAGATCCGATTGTTATCTCTACTTGTCCTGATGTAGCAGTGTATACAGCGTTAGTTACATTGAATGTTGAAGCATCTGTGCTTTCATATGCTGTGATTGTAGGATCTTTATATTGTGACTTGGTTGTAAGGTTGAGATGTGGGTATGTCTCGAATGATTCTTGCTGTATAGCTTTCAATACCATCTGACGTGCTTCTTCAAACACATAGAGAGTTTCTGCTTCCTCTCCTGATACATGATTACCTACGAAGTACATATTCAGTGTGTCATATAGAGTATGGTTACCACCGAATGCTACGTTAGTACCAACTGCGTTCAACACATCTCTTGTGTCAGACTTACATTGTCCATCACCTAAGCCAGGTGAGTTGAATCCAGTAGGAGCAGTCCTTGTAAAGGTACTCATAGTGTTTGTATCTACTGCTACCTCTACAATATTCATTAGAGTGTGTACTGTTGCTCTAGCACTAGCACATTGGTTGTCAGATCTTGTAATACCACCATCATATTTCTGTACCTCACTGTGATCTCCAACTACAGTCACTGTTTGGTTAGCAATGACCTGTCTTGCGATTTTATCTGCCTCTCTAAACGCATAGATTGTATGAATCTCTTCTCCAGCTACATGAGCACCGTCAACATAGTATTTCGCAGCATCATATACCTCACTGTTACCACCAAACTTCATATTAATAGAAACTGCTTCTAATACATCTCTTACATCATCTACACAATCTTCGTCACTACCTGTAGGTTCTACAAATAGGGTTGGTTCTGTCTTGACGACATGTGCCATCAAGTCAGTGTTAATAGCAGTAACAACAATATCAACAAGCGTAGATATAGTGGACTTAGCACTAGCACACCCGTCGTATACGTAAGTAACATCTTCAAAGTACTGTTCATAACCATGATCTCCTGCGATTGATACTGTCTCATTTAAGATAACCTTGTCCATCAGACCCTTCATCTGATTGGTAGCAGCGATTGTCTGCTGTTCTTCACCTTGTATTACACTACCAGAACTATATGCTGATGTGTAGTAGTAGGCAGCATCATATACCTTATTATTAGCACCAAATAGTAAGTTGAAAGCAATAGCTTCCAAGATATCCATTAAGTCATCTCTACAATCCTGTTCTGTGTATCCTTGAGCATGTGTATATCCAGGATAATCAACAGTCTTGAATAGGTAATATGCTTCCCATACAATAAAGTCTTTATTTGCTTGTATTAAATTATATGCGTCGAAATGTCTTTTGCTTGAGATAGTATATGGTATATCAAGATGCATCCTGTCCACTGCTTCTCTAGAGATGAAGTCTTTGTTCATCAAGATGAGATTAGCACCATCTGCTACCTTGTTGTCTACAGGAGTACCATACTTATTCATCAGTCCCACAGCAACGTCTGCTATGACACCTGCGTTGTTATCAATCAGAGTTCTAGCATCACCAAATTTGTTATCTTGAAGTATAGAAGCACTATCAAGGACATTTGTTACAACTATGTTACCTGTTGCCCCCGATCCGTCTGATAATTTGTTAGTGAATGAAACACCGTTGTATGTACCAGCAGTATAGCCACTACCTTGATAAACTCCATCTGTTGTATTCAGACCAGTGATAACATCACCGAATTGATCCAACTGGAAGTTTGTAGAGATATCAGATCTCTTGAAGTACATTATAATAACTGTTGAGTTTCTTATAGGTGCTTCTAGGAATGTTATTGTGCTACCTGATAGAGTATATGACTCAGGGTTCTGTACGATACCGTTGATAGTAACCATCAACTGATTCTTATTGGTAGGAGATGTAGCAACTCCTCTAGTTCTTAACTGGAACTTAGTATTCTTATCATCGAACTCAACTGTGAGTTGATGTTGTGAGTCTGTAGATAATCCAGTAATATCTACAGCAGATCCACCTGATGTGGTAGATAAAGTAAATGTATTGTCGTCTACACGGGTGACATAGTATGTACCAGTGGGTAATCCTGTTAGAGTGACACCTTCTCTGATATTTGGATAGTTGCCAACGTTAGCAGTAGGGACATTGCCAGGATTGTCAATAGCATCCCATACAATCTGAGCCAATACTGTGATTGCTGATTGGACATCCGCACATCCGCCTGGATCCGTAGTAATTGTGACATCTTTCGTTGGTAGTAAGTTTTGAATCGCTTGGATCGCATAGTCTCTTGCCTTCTGTATAGCAGCGATGGTTTCTATTGTTTCACCTACAATGTGTTGGATAGCACCACCATCAATATAGGATTCAGCAGCATCTACTGAGAATTTGTTGCCACCATAGCGTAAATCATTACACCATGCGATAACTATAAGTCTTAAGTCTCTAGCACATGTAGTAGCATTATAGTCTGGTTTAGTACCATCTGTCAAATTAGGGTAACTTAATTCTAACCATGTAATAGTCTCAGAAATGATATAGTCTAGGTTAGCAAGTATTAAATTACGAGCATCTTGGTATCTGTCACCTTGAACTAAGTATGATACTGTCTGACCAGTGATCAATCCATGATTAGTAAAGGTAATCTGTTCATTTGATACGTCAACAGCATTAGAATCAGTGCCATCAAAGGTTAAAGTCCTAGATGCGATACTATCCATCTTATCAACAACAGCAGATAAGATCTTTCTAACGTCTAGTAACTGTTTACCCACAACCTGTATGTTTGTAGGAACTATAGCAGTGTAGTCAGGTTTACCTAGAACAAAGTTCTCTATTCTTGCTAACTTACCTGTGTTAGACGCAGATGGTTTAGGTACGAAGAATGTTGTACCATTGAATGATGCATTCTCATCACCAAATCTCTGCTCCCACCAGTTATTAGGATCTGGGTTGGCAGGATTGTAATATGATCTACGTTGATATCTCTTAAATGCTGATTGTGATACTACCTGTGTACCTAAGACCTTGAAACCAGCTGGGTGAGCAGAATTCTTAAATTGGTTCTTCCATTCCCGTACGTTAATCGGTGAGTTGACGACGTATGAAAACTCTTGGTATCTGTCACTATCATATAGACGCTGATCGTTAAGATCAAGTATACCAGTAGTACGCTTCCACTCAGCAGTAGCAGTGGCGATAGGTGATACAGTAAAGTTAGCGACTGATCTGTCAAAGTCATGTATTTCTCCGAAAGCATTGGACTGTAAACCGAATACTGGTTGATTGAGAGCAAACTCTCCTACCTCTACTTCTACTGATAGGACTCTACCTTTAGGATCCCATGCTTTAACTGTACCTAGAGCAGAGAATGAGTCAGTTGATGTACCTTGATATAGTTTCTCTCCAATAGAGAAGGAAGCAGGTGTCATAGTAACAGTTATACTGTCACCTAGATCTGTAGTAGTTAAGTTAAATGTAGCAGTACCACCATTACCTATAGATGGTTGTCCAGTGATTGTTATTGCTGTTCCTGATAGAGCATCAGCTAATGTTGCTGCCATCTTGAGTTGGTTACTCGCTAATCCGTTAGCAAGAGTAGGAGCAATAGCAAAGTAAGTCGTACTACCAACTAAAGGAGGAGGTAATGTACCATCAATCTCTAATAACTGTACTTCTGTACCTACAGGTATCTTAGTATCGTATGGGAAGTTAAGTGTGCTGTTAGATTCTAGTGGGACAAATGAGTGTGTAATTCTTGCTTGTACAGCTGGTGTGCTTGAGAAACCTCTGCCTGGATTTGCTACTGCAATTGCCTGAATAACTTCGTTGTCAATAATAGCATCCATAACTGCACCGCTTCCACCTCCACCAACAAGTTCGATTGTTGGTTTGGTAACGAAGGATCCACCCCCGTTTGTAACAGTGAAGAAGTCAACGATTTGAGTTCTTGTGAGCTGTAGATTATAGTTTGTATTAACGCTTGGTTTGAGGGTTCTATCATGACTGTAGTTGTATGTGATATTATCTCCACCAAGACTTATGATCTTACCTAGATCAGAAGACTTAAGTAATATGGAAGCACCTGTACCAGTACCTTGCTTGATACTAATAATAGGAGGATTCTGGAATCTAGTACCTGCTGACTCGATGATAACTGAACTTACTGTCTCATCTATGATCTCAGCACGTAGTACAGCTCCTATACCTGTACCACCAGAGATCTGAACTTCAGGAGCAGATAAGAAACCTGAACCAGAGTTTTGTACAACCACTGAGTCTATAGAAGCATCTATAGTTGTAGAGGTTACTGCTTTACGTACAAAGTCAAGTGAGTCAACTCTAAGAACAAAGTCATCACTAGAACCACCACCTGCGATGTCTTCACCACGTACTGTGATCAAGTCACCTAAAGAGTATGTCGCACCACCAGCTAAGACTGTAGGAAGAGTTATGTCATTTGTCGCAGCATCAACGATAACTTGTATTGATACTCCACTACCACCTGTAGGTGCTACAGATTCCTGTGAGACAGTGTATGTGCCTGGTGTAAAGCTAGCAGATGTATTCTGACTATTAACACTGAGGGTTAATACACCACCGTAGAATGGGTCATCAATAAAGATTTCAGGAGCAGTACGGTAATTACTACCTCCATCTCCATTTATAGCTATGTTACTTATAGTTCCTATCTCAGGACCTGATGTAGGTACGATAGCAGCAACGTTTGCTTGTTCACCTGAAACTGCTGATACTACTGCTTGGTTTGATCCTGCGAATATCTTATTACTGTTGGCATTACCTGTAGTGAACATCAAGAAACCACGACTAGCAGCACCTACTAAGTTGTTACGTAAAGGTTGTACTCTTAGGTTAGATGTATTTGGATTCCAGCTGATTACTTTACCTCTAGCAGTGTCACCGTCTAGAACTGTCTTAGATACAACTACGTCACCCTTATTAAAGTCACCAAATATCTCACTTATTGTCAAATCTACAAAGTCAGGCATTGAGCAGACAACAGCTGGAGGGTTAGAACCGTTATATCCAATACCAGCATCTACAATGACTACATCTTCCAATTTACCTGATATGGTAGCAAATGCTGTAGCACCACCACCTGATCTCTCTATACCAGTAAACTGAGGTAGAGTAGCATAGTTTCTGCCTGGATCACCAACGTTGATAGAAGCAATACCACCTGAAGGGAATATTGAATCAGTAGAGTATGAGATAGTATTAACTGCTGTGTAATTGTTCTCTGGTTCTCTAGCAAGTATAAACTCAATCGTAGTTGTAGAAGGAACTGCTGATACAGTATTCGCTCCTAGGAATGGATCGTTGATTACGCTTAGGTAGCTACCCGATATAGCTCCATTGATGTCAAAGTAGAATAACGTGCCAGGCACATCAACTAGATTGATAGTAACTGATATCTGTTCTCCTGTAACTGTGTCATTCTCTGAGTCAACAATATTCTTATAGGTGAATACGTTAGTGTTTTCACTATCAAATGTAAACTCTAGTCTCTTACCAACGTTAGAAGAGTCTGATGTCTTAAACTTATAAAGGTGACCATTGATAAGATCTAACTTAGGTTCTTTGACATATACTTCACATGCTGTGGTGATAGCAGTGTCTGTGATAACACCCACTGCCTTCTTGAACTGGAATCTTCTTCCTGTGCTTATACCTGTAACTGTATGAGTGCCATCATAGTCTGATGGGTTAGATCCAGTGATTACAACCTCATCTCCTATACGCAACTGATGGGCAGCTGATCCTCTAGCAGTAAATTCTTGATTGATAGAGCTAGGTGTAACGTAGAATCCATTAACACCACCGATATCTCCAGATGATACAGGATCTAACTGCTCATTATTATAGTATCCGTTTCCTTCCTTAGTCAGAGTGACAGATGAAACCTCACCACTCTCATTGACAACAATAGTGAACTCAGCATCCTCACCTGATGTAGCAGAGCTATTAACAAGAGGTACTCTAGTATATGTGCCAGGTGTACCACCACTACCAGCTAGGAATGTCCAAAGGTTCTGTACTAGACCACCTGTCTTCTTGACCTTACCAATGTCTACAGAGAAGTTTTGACCTGTACCACCAATATTACTTGTATTAGCAGTTAGTATGTCACCATCAGTATATTTCTTACCTTCGTTCTGTATAGAGACTGATGTGACGGTATTTCCACTTACAGTGATATTAGCGGAAGCATTTGAACCTGTACCGCCTATTAGAGGTATATTTGAATATGAACCGTCTGTTAACCCTGTACCGCCAGTTATCGTTATATTTGCTTGTACAATTCTACCAACTGAACTAATTGTCAAATCAGTCAAATCAAAGTATTTAAAGTGATATTTGTCGTTTATAATCTTTACATCGAGTTCACGAGTGTATTCATTGTTTCCAATCGCAACATCAACAGTATCGCCCTGTTTAATGTAATGAGCAGATCCAGTTGTGATTAATCCTGTTATTATGTCTGTAGTCGAGTTTACAGAGAATGCTAAGGCATTAGTTGTAGATCCAGAGATTCTAGACACTCTAGCGGATACACCGCTTCCTCCAGTGTCTTCTTCACTGAATATAAGTCTATCGTTGACTTTATAGTTGAATCCCGCACCTTCGATCAAATACTGGTCTAATCCACTTGAGAAGTACCTATTTGTCGCAGCAACGAATAATGAGTCAACAGATCCACCTCTGATGGTTGGGAAGTAGTCAAAGTAACCAATACCGACATCTACGAATTCTATAAAGGTAGAACCGTCTTCTAGGACTATAGGAGTCGTAGAATCTTCCATAGCGAGTATATACTCAACTGGATTGCCTTTACTCTTTCTTCTTACTAATGCTGTGTCTGTAGCAACGTATGGACGTTTATATCTAACTGCGTCTTCTGTAAAGTTCCTTTGGAGTCCATTTCCCTTCCAGTTGACATCTGATGCTTCAGAATAGAAATTAGGACCTACAAAGTAAGGAAACTTCGGATTTCCTGTAGTTCCGTCTAAAGCACAGAAATATGCGTACACACCTAGAGGATATTCTGGAGTTACGCAGAATCTACCATTATACTGATCTAAGTCGCCTAATCCTTCAACATACTCATAATCTTCGATGTATGTTCCCATCTTGTCGGTATTTGCCAAATCATCACCAACTAACACATCTCTGTTCGATCTGATGCGATATGAGCTGATCATTTGCTTCAACTCGTTATATGGGTTCTTATTCTCGTTATCTGTGTATCCGTAAGGTCCGTAGATGGGATGTCCGTCAAATGACCATCCTATGATCGGTGAATGCCTTGTTGGGTTTAATTCTGCGTATGTTGTGTCACTTACGTTATCTCCAAGTAAGAAACGCATCTTTTTGGGATTATAGAGATATCCATACTCTCCACCGTATATTCCGAAGTTAGCACCTCTGATTGAAACACCATTAGTGTCATCTGCCTGTTTAGGGTTGACAAAGAGTGGATCTCCAATTTCATCCGCACTAGCGGCTAAGTTCTTTGTTAGTACTGGTAATTCAACTTGGAACGTTGCTCCAGAGCCAGGATAGACGATATTAACAGTTGTAGTTCCTGAAGTGTATCCTACACCTCCATTAGTCACCGTAATACCTGTAACTTGCTGTGTACCCGAATCTACAGTCGCAAAAGCAACCGCACCGACTCCATCACCAGTAATAACGATATCAGGAGCACCATAGTAGTTACTACCACCAAATGTCAAGATAATTGAAACTATTCTGCCATTTACAATAGATGGGTAACCAACAGCACCAGATCCAGATACTAGAGTGATGTTTGGTCTTTCGTTATAGTTACTACCCGCATTTGTGATTGTTATACCCTCAGCAGTCAATCCACCACGAACAACCGCTGTAGCAACCGCACCTTCACCGCCACCACCAGATATTACCACTGTAGGCACAGAACTGTATCCTGAGCCAGGTGCGGACACTGATATAGCAGTTACGACTCCAGATGTGATTGTAGCAGTCGCAGATGCTTCAACTGTAGGATCTCCACCTACAATACCTACTGTAGGAGCTGATGTGTAACCAGATCCACCATTATCTACGTTTACCGCAAATAGTGAACCAGATACGCTTACAGTCGCTTCAGCAGACAATCCTTCATACTGCCAGAGGCAAGTTCCGTCTTGTACGGGATCTGTACCTGTATGTGTTGGTTCAGAACCTAATTCTGCGGTTTTACCGCTTCCTAAGTTTCTATATCTGTATCCTAGACTATTTCTGATTCTTTGGTTAAGGAAGTACGCTGTTCCTCTTCTGTGGATAGGTTCAAACTCTACAATCGGTGGATTAGTGATATCATACCCAGATCCTGCGTTTGTCACAGTAATTGACTTTACACCACCAAATAGTTTTGTTTCGTTTGACTTATATGAGAAAAACGGTACACCGTTCACACCAATACCAGTCTGACCGACTGGAGTCGCAGTTTTGACGGATTTAGTGATTGTTTCGAGAGGAATGCGTTTTAAGTATCTCTGGTTGCCAGGATCTAAGTCATCTGCGTGAAACGGTCCTATTTCATGACCTGGTACGCCAGGTGACGCAATTATCGCATACTCGGAAGATTTATAGACATTCTGTACATCAGACGGAGTTTCTTCTAATCCTAGACGGATAGATGTATCAGATGATGTAGATTTCGCAAATTCTCGTGTAACTAAGAATCCTACGTCTACTCCACGGATAGGAGTAGTAGGAATTAGAATACTGAACGTATTCTGCGTAGATACACCTCGTACAGTGAATGTTGCGTTGTATACATCCTCTGGAGCGTTTAATATGACTATAGTGTCCTCACGCTTTAATCCATGTATCTGTTCAGTCGTAATATTCGCAACTACGGAACCATCAGACAGCGGAGTGTCTAAAACTAACGAAGTTCCGTTTAATAACTTCTTGACGTTGTATATGAAGCTCTCCCAGATAGGATCGAGTGAATCAAAGCCTGGTTCTGAAGGAGTTGTGACTTTTGAGTCCTGTAAGTAATATTTTCCACCATCTACTATGTCTATGCCTCTAGTACCACCAAATACAGTCAAACTAATCTTAGACTGGTCTCTATTGCTGTATCCGAAGATTTCATAAGAAGAAGTTACGTCAGAACCAGATATATGTGGAGCAGCGACTGTATCCTGCCTAGCACGAGTACATCCAAGGAACTGCGTTACAGTCTTGTTAGTAAAGTTGATAATTTCATCATCTATACGAATAGAGCCTCCTGTTTCAGGCCATCCGATAGTAGAGTCAACAGTTATTACATTATCCGTCAAATTGGAGCTTAGATCTTCAGAAAGGAGCGTCTTATACGGAGTTGTAAAACTTCCATCGCCATTTTCCGTGTCAACGTCCAATTCATAGATCTTTCCGTCCTCAGTAAAAACCTCAACTACGGATTTTACGTATATACGTGCGGAATTGACATTTGAGTCGTTTGGATCGTTCTCTTGGTATAATACTTCTCCTGTAAGTTCTACAGGGTTTCCGCTTATCGCTGTAGCACGTATTATCTCTCTTACGGTATAGAATGCGTCGGATGGTTTGAATATTCTGTCTTTAGGATACTCAATTACTGACTCTGTACCAAATAGCACTCTCATCAAGTATTTGAATGACCTTGATGTACCCTTTGACGCATAGAAGTCCTTAAGACGCTTAGTTACTGATGACTGAGCAATAGAAGGGTCAAACTTACTTGGGAATGATTCAGCAAACTGATCCCTGAACCTCTGAAGTAAGAATAGAGGTAAAAGGTTGTTTAGGTTGACAACTGTAGCTCCAAATGAATGGGTAGCCGCTACAGAGGTCGAGAATGTGTATTCTTTGAGTGTGCCAACTTTAGTAGTGGCATGAAACCCCCTGACACAATCTTTAAACTGTGTTTGGGACTTACTCTTGTAATATATGATTTCTTCGTCTATTGATATCAACCCTTCTTTCGGAAAATCTCTAGTATTACCTACGTCAATGACTGAAGCATCCAAAGTGATCCCAGAGGACGCTGTAGTGCTCTCTACGAGGTCATTCAGGCGGTCTATGTTATAATATTCATCTAGGTTCTGTATTATATCAACTGGGTTACCTTTTAACTCCAGTGCTTG